CTGCATGTTCTTTCTCTTCAATAACCCTGACACCAGGAATCTTAGAGAAGATCTCATGGAGTCTAGCTTTATTGAAACGTCTGACACGATGTATCTCATCTTGCTTAGTCAACTGCACCAACCCAATAGACCCTTGCAAGTCAGCAGGTTTGAGGTTGTATCCTTGGACTCCAAAGACATACTTATGGTCAACATCTTGCTCATACCCTTCAAGCCAACGGTCAAATCTATTTCCACAGACACCGTTGGGCAGTTTATTCTGGGCTCCTACACAGTAGCATCCACGACCCCACCAAGCAAAAGATCTGGCGATCTGAACTATCTCCTCGACATCAGAGGAGACCATACCCCCTTCAATCGTAGTGATATGATGTGCTGGATAGAAAGAACAAGAAGATGCGATGGCTTTTTTAGTAAGCAACTCACCTCGCCACTTGCTACCCAAGGAGTCACAGTTGTCAGCAATGTAAGTAAGTCCATGTCGATCAATAATGTCGAAGAACTTATCAAAGTCGTAGGGATTACCAAGGACAGGTGAACTGAAAGCAGCAACTGTCCTATCAGTAATCTTAGACTCAAGCATGTCAAGATCCCAGTTGAGATCTGACATATCTATATCAAGGAAGACAGGTTTTAAACCTGCTTGTATGATAGGATTTATAGTGGTAGGAAAACCACATGCACATACTAATATCTCATCACCATCTTGCCAGTCAAAATATTTCTTTAGTGCAGCAATCATCACCAAGTTGGCAGATGATCCACTGTTCACCATAACAGAATAGTCATGACCAAACTTCTTACCAAACCCTGCCTCGAACTTATTAACTTCCTCCCCTGCTGGTAACCATCTACCTTTTAAAAGAGTCGTAATCGCTGCAATAGGTTCTTGTTCATCCCAGTAAGGACCAGAATAGAATATCTGCTTACCTGGTTTCCAGTCTTTGTTTGCCAGATAAGGAAATAAGTTTTCACCATCAGACTGTAGATCTGATACGAAAGAAGCAACCTTCTCATTTATTGACATAGTTCTTTTACAATGGTTTCAAGGTCGTACTCTGGTTTAAACCCTAGGTAATCTAAACCACTTGTATCCATCCAGAAGTCCTTACATTGGACTGCTTTATGAAAGTCGGGTGGTGTGATTGATTTGATGTTTGACTTAGAGTTCAAATGATACTTTGCTAATGATATTATAGCACCAATAGAAGTAGGTTGACCAGAACCTATATTATATACACGATTCTTCTGCCCCCTATCTAAGACTAACTTGATTGCTCTACATACATCCTTCACATGCATTACATCTCTAGTGTGTCTACCTTTATCATACAAAGAGATCTCCTTATCTTCCTTCATCTCATTAATCATCCATGTAATAGCATTCTTCTTACGTGATGCATTCTTATCACCAGCACCTAGAACATTACATAGTCTTAGTATACGATAGTCTATGCCATAGGTTTCAGCAAAAGACTTGATAAGATTTTCAGCACAAAGCTTTGTGATCGAGTAGAAGCCTGTTGGATTACAGACAGACGTTTCAAGTCTGGGGTTGTGCTTACCTTGTCCGTAGACAAACCAACTGGAAACGAAGTTGAAGGTAATGTTTTCTAACCTACAGTGGTCAAGAACCTCGCAAAGGACATGTAAATTCGTGTCAACGTCAAGTGTAATTTGGTCATGGACATTGTAGTTGTCCGTGGTTGATATCATATACAGGATATCATCTGATAGTGGTTTACGATCATCACGAGCAACACATAATGTATCTTCATACATTTCTTTGTAGTTGCTGCCTACAAAACCACTAGATCCATAAAGAGAAATCATAATAATTGTTCAAGATACCAAGTAACGGTTGCTCTTAGTCCTATGTCAAAGGGAGTTTCAGGATACCAACCTGTCTTGTGAGACATCTTAGCATGATCCATGCCATATCGCTTATCAATTCCTGGTCTCCCATTATCAATACCTATCAGACTATAAGGTTTCTTAATAAGATCCAGAATCATCTTAGTGACATCAACATTTCTCAGTTCACATGATCCACCAATATTAAAGTGATCATTGATTATACCTTGTTCTTCTAGCATCCAAATTGCTCTGCAATGATCATAGACATACAACCAATCTCTTACTTGTTGTCCACCACCATGCATATATGTAACCTGATCCTTCATACCATTGATAATAACCTTTGGTATAAGTTTTTCTATATGCTGATGCTGCCCATAGTTATTACTACAGTTAGTAATTAAGTAAGGTAGACCGTATGTATTATGCCAACATGTTACGAAGTGATCACTACATGCCTTGGTTGCTGAATAAGGATTCCTTGGATCATACTTTGTCTTCTCAGAAAACAATACAGTATCATCATACTCTAAGGATCCATACACTTCATCCGTAGATATGTGATGGAACTTTTCAATCTCATGCTTAAGACTAGCATTCAATAGGTTTATAGTACCTATTACATTAGACTCTAAGAATGGTCTATAATTTGATATAGAATTATCTACATGACTTTCAGCAGCAAAGTGCCATACCTTAGTTGGATTATACTTATCAAACAAGTAGTTGACATGCTGTTCATTGGTTATGTCACACCACTCAAAGGTATAATGTTTAGGTATGTACTTCTCATCAGCAGCATACGTCAGGTTATCTATTACAATAACTTCTTCATCAGTAACTTTCTTTAGGTAGTGTAGAAAATTACTACCTATAAAACCTGCACCACCAGTAACAAAGTAGGTCATTCCGTTCCATACTCATTAATAGTAGTGTATATATTATTTGGTTCGACTCTTCCATAGTCATCCTCAAGTCTTATAATATCATCTTCCTTACATGTACCACGTTGTACTTCAATAATAAGTACACCTTTATCACCACCTGCTAGACGATGTGTTTGTTCTATACCAATGTCAAAAGTATCACCTGGTTTACACTGTCTTTCAAGAGTACCTTGTGTAACCATACCACTACCCTTTACCACAGTCCAGTGTTCTGCACGTAGGTTGTGATACTGTAATGATAGTCTTTGATTAGGTGCTACCCAAATCTTTTTGACTGCATAGTTCTCACCTTTACAGATGCACTTGTACCATCCCCAAGGACGTTCACGTTTTATAGTCATACTGAAACTCCAGATGCTAACAGGTCATATTCAAGTTGATCCATGATTGTATTATAGTCACGGTCATCTTCATGGAAGTAAACGTCCCGTTCCGTGTAGTATGTATAAACTTTCCTATACAAATCTGGATGCTCTATATCCAGATCTATTCTTCCTTCTACTGCACTGATCAATGGTCGAAATTCAGTTTTGAATTGGGAGTAGAATGATCCCCTAGTCATATCATATAATAGTTGTCATGAATATTGTAGCACTCATGATATATGTTGTCAAATTACCCACGTACTGTGCTTAGATAATTTAATACAAGTTCTCTTACTTCCATCAATTCATTAAAGCACTTTTGATTATGAGCACATGATCTCAAATGATTGTCTGGTTTATGTACTGACTCTGTAAACAAATCTATTGCACGAATCCACTTTTCTTGCTGTGTTTCTTTGTCGCTCACTGGGTTTTGGTCGTTCATGGTAATTATTATAAGGCAAAAAGAAAGGGGTGTCAAGCACCCCCCCTTTAGAATTATTCAATTTGTTTACGCTAGTCTTGCAACGATTCCTGCTTTGAGGTCATCCATTGCTGTTGCTAGGTCAGCACTTGTGCCACAATCATCGGCAAATTCACCGCTTGCGGTTCCTCTTGCACTTATTTTCCATCTCCATTCTGATGCTAATGTATCATAGAAGATACGGATTCTTAGTCCTCTAGCGGTGTAAGCCATTTTAGTTTTAAGTTAATTCCCACTAATTATTTAGAGGAAATTCACTTAGTGTTTTCTCATAATCTGCCTCAAACGCTGCTAGTCCAGCATCAGTTAGTACATGCTTATACATTTTTTCAAATACACCTACAGGTATAGTACAAATGTTAGCACCATATTCAAATGCTCTACCTACATCCCTTACATTACGAATAGATGCACCTAGTATCCCACAGTCAAAGACATTTTGTTTAGCAAAGATGTTAGCAATGTCCTTTATTAAACACAAACCACCATAGGAATTATCATCAACACGTCCTACGAATGGAGAAATGTAGGTAGCACCTGCTTTTGCAGCAAGTATTGCTTGTGCTGGTGAGAATATTAAAGTAACATTAACTCTTACAATTTGTTTCGATAATTCTTTACATGCAACTAAACCTTCAGGTGTGCATGGAACTTTAATAGTTGTTTGTTGTTTGCCAAACTTGTGAACTAACTTCTCACCTTCTGCTATCATTTCGATTGCGGTGGAACCAGTTACCTCCATAGAGATATCTTCTACACCAAACTGTATAAGTTCTTCATATACTTCATGTGGATGTCTATGAGATTTCATTATCAATGATGGGTTAGTGGTTACCCCATCTATTAAACCTGTCTGATAATGCTGCTTAATCGTTGCTACGTCTGCTGTATCAAGAAAAATTTTCATCATTAAATTAACTTATACTAGAACTATTGTATCATACATAGACAGTTTTATAAAGTCTAAATACTCATAGGATAATGATACCCTCATAAATGAACAAGCTATTTTTGGCTTCCTTGTTATTATTCTCTTTGACTCCTGCCGCCAAAGCAGATTTAACTCACAAACTGTCTTCCAGTGTACAGCTAACTGTTAATGCAGCAGCAACTCAGGTAGAAAGGATAGGTAGTTCCTATTCCGTAAGTGGTAATGGTCTAGACTCAACATATAATGATGGGTCTAACGATATCTCAAATGGTATTGGTTCTATGGCTATAAGTAGTGGTGTTGGTACTCCAACTGCTACTGCATTCACACAAGACGTACCTGGTGCTGCCTTCAGTTTCAGTCAGTCTTACACTGCTGGAGATGCTCTAGTAACAACTGCTGCTAGTGTTGGTGCAGTATCACCACTATCAAGTCAGGTGTCTACTGCTGCTGGCGTTGCTGGTTCTTTGGCTGGAACCATTACTACTGCTGGTGCGATGACCGTAACAGGCGGTGGGGCTGGCACAGTCGGAACGGGACAGTTCGTATCTGAACTCCACGTGGACTAAGAGTCTTATTATAATGATAAGAGTTAGTGTTGTTACTACTGGATTGTTCATTGCACTCATACCTATGGGTGCAATCGCTGTCCCCGTGGTCCCAAACTTCACTCAGGGCTCGATGACCAGCCACACGGAAACAACGTCTACTGTAACGGAGACGATAAATTCAATTGACTACAACACAGGCTGGCAATACAGTGTCAGTGGTGTGAATGTAAACCATGATAGTACTAGCATGTCACCAAATGCTACTACTACAACTACTTCATTAGATGGGACTACTTCAACATGGACTTCATTAGACGCAGCGAACAAACCCAACTGGACACAGGTAAATCCAGGTCAAGCCTTTCAATTTACAGAGACGTATCAAGGCCCAGGGGTTTCAAATCAAACAATAATACAAAGACAAACAGAAATAACAAGTGTCACAGATACGCAAAGCATATTCTCACAGTAGTTGCGAGTCTTAGTATAACTTCACCAGTACTAGCAAACACAGATGTTGGTGGTGTAAGTGCAACTGCTAATCCTATCGCTAATAGTTCAGGCTCAGTCACGAACCAGGCAATACAGGTTTTACAAGGTCCATACATAACTAACACTTATGGTGGTGGAATACAGTGTCAAGGACCCACTGCTAACATAACTCCCTACATTACATCAAGTGAATCTCAACAGTGGCCCTACGAGGCTTATTATCAGGATCCTGTGTACGACATGTCTACTGATGACAATGGAGACTTAGTAAATCCTGGCAGCATTTTATATCACATACCTACTAGGACAGGACAGAAGGACAATTATAGTTTAAGTGCAGGGTTCAGTGCTACTTTATCAATGCCACTAGATAGAAAATTACAAAAGCAATGTAAGGAAGCAGCAGCAGTTCAAATATCATTACAAGAACAGGTTACTGCTAATAAAAGATTAGACTTTGAGATAGCAAGACTTAAAAACTGTGGTGAATTAATGAAAGCAAATATAAGATTTAAAGCAGGTACTAAGTATGCAAAAATATGTGAAGACGTTGAGGTTGTTGGTGTAACTAATCTACCTAACCATGTACATAAGATAAATTACGAAGCAGTTACTTCTCAAGTAACCTCTTCAACTCCTTCTTTGCTCGACTCGACTCCCGTTGTCCCAACCGTCTCTGCTCAGTCGAAAGACGTGGAGTCTCCTTCCCTAAAACCTTCTTCTGAACAAAACCAACAATCTTCTTCACAGCAGGCTTTACAATTTTCAACAAAAGATCCGCAATGGGTTTTGCAAAAAGGGCGGATGTCGCTGCAACAGTGGCAATAACAGCAGTAGTAGTAACAGTACCAACTTCAGGTAAATATTGCTGTGCAAAATTAGACTCATCATATAATACTACACACTTACCATTAATTAACTTGTGACCAACAACTATTTCCTCACCATTTTTGGTTAGGTCTCCTACTCTAGGTTGACCTGGTGCTGGACATGCTGTTGTCTCAGGTACTTTAGTGTCTAAATTTGTATCAGTATCTGGAGGTGGTGGATCAGTGCTAGTATCTATTGGAGGAACAGGTGCTTCATACTCATAAACCATTCCTTCTGGTTCATAGTCCATGCTCTGAAAACTAGGAGTACCAGCATCACATAGTACCATGACACCATCAGGGTCATCTTCTATAATAGTTTTACTTTTATTCTTAGACTCGTGTGCCTGAACACAACCAGGCATATTGATAACAGGACTACCTATATTTTCAGTAACAGGTACTGTTGGTGGTATTGCTGCTGGTGGATTTACTACCCAGTTTCTAGTCTCAGGTATATACACATCTCGTATACCAGCAGTTTGTATATTAATATTCAGATCAGGTATCTGTCGAATTTCTGTCATCGTATGTAAATACCCAATAAATTGTATATGATACAGCAACTAACAGTATGAACACCATAATGTTCACACTGTGTACTACATCACCCGTCAAAAACACCATCATATTGCTCTAAGTTTGATGGTTCTAACCCTGCTTTTGCATCCATATAATCTATTTCTCTTTTTCTTGAAGGTAAACCTTGTTGACCAGGTAATTCCTCGACAGGAATTACACCAACGTCAACAGTCTCAGGGTCGATGGGTTTGGGTTCATCAACCCTTCTATAACTTAGATTTATACGACCTTTGTTAAGCATAATGAGATCTTGTGCTGTCTCCTCATGTCCACAGTCAGCATACTGCTCTCCTGTTTCAGTAGAAACTCTATAATATGGATACTTATACGTCATCTATCTCTGCCACCTCTTCTATACATGCCTCACTCATTCTAGTTGCCATACCTTCTCCTATTTTCGCTCCTTGATTACCTCCAAACATAGTAACCCAGCCACTAGCAAGCCACCCAACAAAGGGAATGCCACTAACGGAAGGAGCAAGACTAGCACCAACGCTAGATCCCACAAGCCTACCCGACTGTGAGGCTCCACCTTGTGCTTTGATACACTCAATGGTTTTGTCACTAACTGCTTTCTGGCTACTCCCGTCTTCTGACAACGCTGATGGATCTATCCATGCCGACCTAGTAGATACAGGACCGCCATGATGTCTTGATCCATCCATAGTATACTGTTCATATACCTTAGTAGTCTCATTCTGTGCTCCTAATAATCCACCTTTTCTTACGATGTCCTTAGAGACTTCCATGATCTTAGGATCATTAGCCTGATACTTAATAGCATAACCTTCTGTTCCAGCTTCAACTTCGTATGAAGTGTAGTCACCAGTAGGTAAATTGATTAAAGGCCACTTGCTTTGTGCTATAGGTTCCTTACGTGTACCAAGTAATCCAATCATACCGATGTGAGACACACCAATCAAACCACTCAATCCAATAATAGCCCATTTTGTAAAATCTAATTTCATTGTGTTACAAGGTAAACTTTTCTTCAGTAGGTTTTTCAGTAGTAATCTTTAGTGGTGCTTGTTCAACCTTAATAGTTTGAATAGGACCGCTAGACCTTGCTGCTTCAATGAGTTTTTCCATATCAGCTTTAGTGATACCTACACCACCACCATTTGCTGCACCATTACCATTCTTTTTGTTGGCAGTTTGGACTCCAAATGTAGCTAAAACACCTGTGAAAACCGAAGCTATGAAAGTCGGGTCCAGGTCTTGCTTTGGTATCTGTAGTGCTGGTGGAAGATCTACGTACGCAAGGGTCAATATTCCCCCCGACCAGACCAAAATACCCAAACGGACGAAAGTCGACAGAATTTCTAACTGTTCCTCCTTATCGTCCATCTTATCTTTTAATGACCCAAAGAATCCCTTCTTCTTGGTATCATCAGTCTTTACTTCTGCTTTCGCAGTCTTTGGATCTGCCATAATGATATGATTATACAGCTTTATTTAGCAGAAGGCAGACTTGGTAGTGGCATTGCTCCTTCTGTCATAGATGGAAGAGATGGTGTGCCAATAGCACCTGCTGCTGCCCCAATTGCTGCTTCCTTTGCTGCCTCTTTGATGTTATCTATATTAAAATAGAGATAACCAGCACCACCAAGTACGAATACTGATGTTCCAAATGACACAACGGTCATGATTTTAAGTAACTTGTCCATACTATAGACCTAAGATAGTTTTGAAATTCCTGTTCAATGTTAGTGATGTCAGTGTGTGTTTCTGTCCAGTTAGTACAGAATTCATAGACTATTCTACAATGATCTTCAAGGTGGTGGGATAAGCAACGAAAAGCAGAAGCTCTTAACTTCAGGTGATCGTCACAATACCTCCAGTCTTGGGGAAGTTCCATAAATTTATAAAGTGTTTATTATATAGTATACTAAAAAAAATCCTTACCGACAATAAAATTGTTGGTTAATCTTTTTGCATCGGGATGTGCTGGTACATATTCTTCAGTCATATGCATAACCCTGTCACCTTCATGGTGAAACCAATTTTGATAAAGTAGTTTTCCTGACTCAAGACCTACTTTACATTCATTTATAATCTTTTCCGTTATCTTATCATTTGATATATTGCCATCACTTCCATCTTTGATGTAAGATTCCCCCCTAGTACTAGATTGTAAATTAAAAATGACTTTAGTATAAGAATATAGTCTTTTAAAGAATACTTTAACATCACCATTCATAATCCAATCATTCTTTATGACTTCATATGGTGTATTACAATCTTTTCCTGGTAAATATTCACCTATATTAGGATTAATCATAGACATTACTTTATATCTGATACTGTCATGTTTATCAAAAGTAAAACTTTTAAACCCTTCATTATCAATGAAACATATTAGTCTAGCAACACTATCATACAATAAATTATGCATACCAATGTCATAAGGACCCCAAGTAACTGAAGGATCATTAACATGGAATATTTCATAATGTTTGAACTGCCAATAACTAAACTCATCATCAAATTCCTTCGTGTGAACTAAAGCATTACCACGGTGAAACTCTTGATTAATTATAAACACATGTGCTTTTTTATAAGTATCACCTTTCTCACAATCAAAAGTAAACCTAGGTATAATCCAAGGTAAAGATTTAGGAAAAATAGGATCACGAAAGACTCCTATTTTATTTTTCATATGATATAACTGAGTTTCAAATATATTTACTTGCTCCTCGAAGGATAATTCATGCATATGATTTAAAAAATTTTCTTCTGCTCCTGTTAAGTCAGACGTTTGTACATCAATTACTCTTCCAAACATCTCAATCATTGTTTTTTTAATAGAAGAACTTGCCCTGCCAGTAATGCCTTTATTAACTGAAGTATACCTTTTTATTATCGCTATCTGACAAGGATTATTTCTTGTTATTCTATTCCCATCATGGACAATTTTATTAAGTCCATCGTGATACGTTGTAAGATTACTATGTTCTCCTCTTTTTGCATGATAATAATAAGGTCCATAGTTAGGTACTAATGGTTTTGAGTTGGCAAAATCTCCAGGAACTATATCATTCTCATAACCATTAGAATGTATACCAACAACAGGAATAGTGATACTCATATCTTAATTTTGTTTATAATATCATCAGCAAGTTGACGTTGACCAGCACGTGATGGATGTGCACAAGACATTCTATCGTACTTCAACAACTCACCCTTGTGATTTCTCTTATTTATTTCTATATCATAAGTCATAACAGGATCATCAATAATAGTGCTTAAAAAATATGGTTTATTCAGCAATTTTAAATGAGATTCTATTGATTTAACTGTGACAATCTCCTTTACCTTACCTTGAGTTTCTGAATATAACTCTTTATAATAGTAGTTTAACCATTCTTGCAACCTAAGATTTTTCTCACGGTATTGTGGTTTAGATGATCTATTAACAGTCATCTTTGTCCATCGTCTTTTCATATCAGAAAAGTATTCACTTCTACTAGGGAATGTAGTTTGTATAAAAAAGAAATCAAAATCATTTAGATCAAATCTTATGTCTTCTACCTTTGATCTTTTTTCCTGAAAGACTTGTCCAGTAAAAAAGTGTCTTAACACACAATCATTACTTGCACCACCACATGCAAAATTATATTCCTCTGCACCAAAATGTTTACAGACTAATGCACTCCAACGATCTTTGATTCGATCATATCCATGCTCCTCTAACCCACCACCATTAGTATATGAGCAACCGTCAAAGTAAAACTTCATGATGATCTAAAAAATATTCAGCATCTAAGACAACTAAGGGTTTTTTACCATTCTTTTTGATAAACACTATAGGTTCATGGTCACCAGAGTTAGAAGATGCCTGACTATATGCATCCCAAATATTTAGCTTCTCTTGGTTCTTACATTCTATACTGTATGGGAACTTTTCTCGTGCTGCTCTTGCCATGATGAGATCTTCACCACCAGCACCCATACTACGTGACTCTAAATCTTCTGGGTGTATGTCTAACTTCTCAATGAGTTGTTCTCTTACCCATTGTTGTAGTCTCCTACCCTTTGCTTTTGCTGACTGTGTTAACATAACGACTTCAACATCTCCTGTGTCAACCATGTATTGTAACTTAGTCTCATACTTATAGCCAAATTCATCATCTGTTGATTAGCATACTCTAATGCTATATGCTTACTCACCCAGATGAACTGTTCATAATCAATAATATATACCTGTCTTGAAGGTGATACTAATATATTATGACAGTTCATATCATCCATGGTTAGAACATATGTACTACCACGTAATATCTTACAGGAAATTTTAGAGACTGCATTATATAGACTAGCAATCTGACTTTGTATTTCCATGATCAATTCAAAGTCACCGTACTGGTTGACCCATTCCCATAGTTTTAATGCACCATCTATATGCTCATACTCATATGCTTTTTCATCATAATTACTAACCTTTAGTAAGTAAGGATGATCTATACTGTTAAGTCTTTTGAACGCAAGGGTATATGGATTAACAACTTTGGTATGCTTGTTGTTATTCCGTTGAATATACCCTGTTCTTTTCATAGTTTAAATCCAGTAAACTTATTCTTTTTCATGTCTTGCTTAATACCACCAACAACATAAGACTCTACTTCAGTCTCCTGTGGTGCTACCTGCATACCCTTACTACTAATCCAATGTTCAGTCCAAGGTAGTGGATTATTTCTAAGGGGTTGATCGTATATAGGTTTCAGACCTATTGCTTTCATCCTCCTGTTAGCAATCCACTCGACATACTGATTCAATAGTTTGTCGTTAAGACCTATCATAGTACCAGTTTGGAACAGATAGTTTGCCCAATCTTTTTCTTCGTCAACAGCATTAATAAACATCTCCTTTACATTCTCCTTCTCTTCTTCTGCAATAATTTTCATCTCTGGATCGTCACCCTTCATCCAGTTACTAATGATCTGTTGTGTTAATACAAGATGCTGGTTCTCATCCCTTGCTATCAAGGAAATTATCTTAGCACTACCTTCCATCTTCTTCAGTTCACCAAAAGCAAACGAACAAGCAAAAGAAACATAGAATCTAATTCCTTCAAGGATGTTTACATTCATTACTGCACGATATAATGAACGTTTTAAGTCCTTCATTGTCCATTCAGAGTTAGGATGATCTCTCATACCATCTGTCCAAGCAGTACTCTGCCCATATTCCTGTGCATAATTAATGAACTCATCATATGCTTTAGTCACTGACTGAGCACGAGCAATGATACGTTCATCATCTAAGATAGTATCAAATACTTCTGATGGATTTGGATATACATTCTTAATAATATAAGTATAGGATCTGGAGTGTATTGTCTCCATAAATTCCCATACTTTCA